TTTAATCTTTTTTCTATATTTGTAAATATTTCCATACCTTCATCAGTTTTAAACCAATGCGCTAAAGCTGTGTATGGATGCTCATCAAATGGAATTGTCATTAATTTCCTACCATTACTTCCCCACATGAAATATCTTTGATCTGAGGATAATCTTAAAATTCCGTTTTCAACAGCTTTAATACCAAAGTTTCTCAGCATTACGTTTTCATCATCTGCTAACTCTAAGAATAATTTAGGATTTTTTCTAGCAAATACTAGTAAATCTCTTTTAAGTTCACTAGAACTCATCTTATCTACCTTAGAACCAACTTCTACACGCATAATAGCTTCAGCCATATCTATATCTAAGCTTCTAGCAGCTATTAAAGCATCTACTTGTTCATTTAGTAAATCAACGGTTTCTTCAGCTTTTTTAGCTGGTTGCCACTCATAGTATAATTTATCTTTGTGTGGATGGTATAGTGATAACATTTTTTGTAAAACAGTTTTATTTTTAGGAACGAATAAAGCTCCAGATCTAAAAACAATATGGGCCAATCTTTGATCGCCTTTCATTTCATCTACAAATGGAGTTTGTTGATTTTCACAGTATTTTAACTCTCTTTCAAATCCTTTTTGTTCGTCAAACCAATATATATTTGCTGATTTAATTGAATATGATAAAGGTTTTCTATGTCCTTTTAAATAATACGTTCTATCTTTAATTTCCCATTCGTTAGAAGGTTTTTTTCTTTCTCTTACTTTTGGTTCTTCTACATACGTTTCTTCAACCATTTCTTCTTGAATTTGAGGTTCTTCCACCTCAACTTTTTTTGTTTTCTTTGCCATAATATAATATATAATAAAATTAATAAAAATAAAAGGGCCGAGGCCGAAGCCTCGACTCTTTTAATATAATAAGTGCTTATTTCATTAACATGAAATTGTTAGCACCTTGTGTAACTAAACATCTCTCTGATAAGAAATGAATCTCCATTGCATCTAAAGCAGACGTAGCAGCACCAACAGAACCAGTAATCCAAGTTTTCATTCTTCGATTATCAGTTTGCGAAGCTCTATATCTAACATGTAGAAATGGTCTCTTAAGGTTTTTACCTAACATTTGGTCATAAACCGTAGATGTTCCAGCAGGAACTATAACCCCTCTAAGTGGATCAGTAGTATTTCTATCATTGATACCACCTCTAGTAGCTTTGTCATTTAAGTATCTAAAGTCAGATTTATAGAAGTCATAAGAACCTCTTCGGAATCCAGAGAAACCTAAATTAAGTGCCATATCTTCAGAGTTGTTAAATACTCCATAAGAAGTACCACCAGCCCCGTAAGAATTCATAGAAGCTAACATATCATCCATTGCTAAAGACGTAGCTCTATTAACAAACATCATGTTTTCTTCAATTGCACCTTGGTTATCAAATTCAGCTAATATAGCATCGAATTCAGCTAAATCAGTAGCAGCATTAACACCAGTAACACCAGTAGTCACATTACCTCTATCTGAAATAGCATCGAATAAACCTTGAGTTCCCCAAGGACCACCACCTGTTGCAGCACCATCGATGTCAGCACCAGATAAGAATTCATCAACCTCAGAGTTCGCAGATGTAACTTTAACAGACTCTAACATTGCCATTTCTAAATAATCAGTAAATCTAGCTCTAGTATCTGATTCTGCCTTTAAGTACCATAAGTAACCTGATTGACCTGTCTCAGACGCGATTTCAACCCAACCGATTCTAGCTGTATCAGAACCTGATACTGAGTAGTAATCTTTTAAAATGATTGGTTTGTTGCTATAAGACTTAAATTGCGGTTCGTTAGATTGACGGTAACTAACTGCGTCTCCAGTATTACCTGCAGCTGGAGCATTATCGTAGTATTGTCTACCTTTAGCATACTCAGAACCGAATACAAGCATTGTACATTCATCTGAATTTGCTGCTCCTAAATCTTGAAGCGTTTTGTTAGTATCACCAGAATTGTAAACCGCTACTGAAATTTGATCAGCAGCAACAGCTGTTACTAAACATTGTGTAGTAAACTCTGCTGTAGATACTAAAAGTAAATCATTTACTCTAATACCATGATCGATAGAACTTGTACCAACAGCTACACCATCAATGTTAGTATCAACTTCTAACGTACCACCTGGCTCGTTATTATTATTGTCTTGTTGCGCTAAATCTACAACATGACCTTTATATGAAAGGTGTAACCTTCCTTGCTCAGACCATACTACTTGATCAGCAGTCATAGCCTCTTCAGCTCCAACTTGTGATAAGAAACCTGAAATAGTTCTCGGTCCGAAAACTTCAGCTTCTTTCTCCATTAGATCTGGTAAATATTGCTGTGCCCATCCTTCCCCGGATGTTCCAGCTAAGTCAAGATAATTTGATTCAAGTGTCGCTTTAGTTGGCGATGGTACTTTATTCAAATTACTTCCTGCAGTAATTGCCATAATTTTTAAATTTTAAATTGTTATTTATTTTTGATTTTAAACTTGAAATCAGGGCCGTCATCATTTAATACTCTTGCTGTAAACCCACTAGTATTCACGTTCTCGACGTGTGCTTGTCTAGGATCCATATTAACATTTTTTGATTTTGAGATACTATCTTTTATAGCATCAGCTTTACCTTGTTCATAAAAATGATTAGCAATTTGATCCGGGTTCATAGCTGTAAACAATCCTTTATGATAACCCTCAGCGTCTTCTATTAAATTATCTTCAGTTAAAAACTTTTTAATGAAGTTGTTAATATCGCCTTGAGTTTCTCTAATTTTTTGCTTGTCTTTTACGTTAAACCTAAATTTCTTTTCTCCAATATTATATTCAAAACCTTTGAATTTATCGTCGAAAACTTTATCAGATTTTTTTCTAAAAACATCAGATTGTTTTTCTCCTATTAAACGAGCTTCTTCTGATTCCTTACTGTATCTATTAAAGAAATTAATTGCGTTTTGTTGCTCTTCAGTAAGTTTACTTCCGCTTTTAATATCTTCATAGTATTTGGATTTTACACTCTCCAAGTGTTGCCTTGCTTGAGCAACCTGCTCCTTCATGGCTAATTTTTTTCTTTTAATATCTTTATCTTCATCAACCTCTTCATCGTACGCAAAAGTATCCTCCATTACAAATTCAATTTCATCATTTGATAAATGGGGTTTTGTCTGTTTGTAGTACTCATGCAATAAAGTATGATTATCCATTTCTGAAAAATCTTGATTTAATTTTATATAATCATTTAGATCACCACCTGTATCTTCTATAAAATCAACTAATTTTTGAACGTTCTCTGGTAACGGTTTTCCAGTTTCCACTGATTCAACGATTGCTTCTTCAACTGTTTCAGCAACTTCTTCAATTTTTTCCTCGTTAGTTATTTCCTCAACGACGGGTGTTTCTTCATCTTGAACGGCGGTTTGTTCTGGTGATACTTCTTCAACCACTTCTTGTATAATTTCGGTTGGTTGATCTGTAACCATTTCTGCTGTTTCTTGCTTTGTATCGGCATCTTCTTCCTTCTTTTTTGGTGGTTTACTTAAATCAACTTTAATTACCTCATCAAGATCATCGACGGGGTTTTTCATTTTAGCTTTAACCTTAGTTACGTTACCCTTAGTTTCGTTACCAGTAGGTTGTTGTGCTTTTTTTTCTTTTACTTTTAATTTACCAACCTCGTTGTCCGCGATTGGTTCTTCTTTTTTCTTTGCCATAATATAATATAATAATAGTTAATAATTTTTTTTATCTAGGACCAAATCTAGATAGATCTATTCCTTTTCCTAATACATCATTCCCTTTAGATTCAAAAGGTTTTTCTTTCTTTGCGTTCACTTGCATTTCCGTTTGTTTTTCAGAGCTAGCGATCTTTTCTCTTTCTATAGAAGATCTTTGTTTATTTTCAGACTCTTTTAATTTCATGTTAATTTCAAACTCTAAATACATCAGTTGTTTTTTAATTTCTGCTTCAGCTAACATTCTTTCTGTTTCAAGATCCGATTTGTTTTGCTCTATAGACATAGCTGTACTTGCTATTACCTGTTGTTTTTCTTCTTCAAATCTTGCGGATGCCTCTTGTTGCTTGATATTAGCATCAGCTTGCGCTTGCATATTTTCTTGTTGTATTTTTTGATCTCTACTTAATTTCTTTTTTCTTCTAATTTTTAATAATTGATTAGCTAACTTTACGTTTTTAATTTCTCGTAAATCAATAGCGTCTTCAAGTTCTATATTTTGCTGTCCCAATGCTACTTGAATATTTTGTTCTAGTATAGCTTTTTCTTCTTCATCAGGGTGTAACTCTAAAAATATACCAAAATCATAAAGGTGTATTTCTGAAATTTCACTTAAAGTAGCCACGTTATGACCTCCTATTTGCTGCATAAAAGCCTCTTTAGTAGGAGAATATTCTATAATATCAGAAACTCTTAATGATATTGACTCGCAAACTTCTTGAGTTAAAAATAATCCACCTTGTAATATATGTCTTGTAGCAGTATTAGAGTTTGCTGCTGCTAGTTTTTGAACGCCAACTAAAGATCTTTCAGCTGGAGTACTACCGTCTCTAGCTTCATTTAATCCAGTTACATCTCTAATCATTTGTAAATAATAATTATAATTACCTATAAGAGACTGTAATTTACCACTACCAGCGCTACTTTGGATTTCTTGAATAGGTATTTTACCAGGATTCATATCACCTTCACTCGTAAAAGATCTACCAATTATACTACCTGTTTGGAAAAACATGTTTAATGCTTCTTGTGGATTATAACTTGTTCCATTACCTAAATCAATTTCAGCAAGTCCATCTGCATCTAAATAAACCCCATCTGGAACCATTCTAGACATTACTTGTTGTAACTTTAAGTGGGTAAGTTGGATCATATCCGCGAAACCAGTTATTCTACTTACTAAAGATTCTATTCTACCTTCGTACATTCTAGGAGCACAAATAGCATAATTCATTTTAACTTTTGTAAAATCACTTTTAGGTCGCATCATGTTTTTTGCTATTTCCCATCTAAGTAATTTTTTAGTTCCCAAGACTAAAGCACCATCGTATAAACACTCTATTTTTCTAGATTCTTTTGTAAAGTTTTGATTTTCTTCTGGATTAAAATTATCATCTTTTTCTATAGCTTTTTCTGCTCCACTAGCTGTTTTCTTTAACTTATAAACTTCATTCATATAAGTTTTATAATTAAAGTATAATAATCTAACTTTATTACGATCGTTATCACCTTCTCTAAATCTATTGTTATCGTATTTTCCGTGGTTTTGATTATTATAATCTGTAATTTCTTTTAAATCTTCTTGTGTTAAATGAGGAAATTCTTTTATTAATTCATTTACAGGTATAGTTCTAACTTCACCAACATAATATATATCTTCAAAATAAGGGGAATCTGTGTAAGAATAAACAAGATTAGCGGGGTCAACATAGTTTATAGTAACGCCTTCTGACGTATTAAAAGAAGTTTTAACAGCACCTATTCCTAACACAGCAAGATCATAATAAAATCTTTTCTTTATAAGATTGTATTTATTACCCTCTAATAAAGTAGTTATAGCTTGTTCTTCAGCTATTTCAACAGCTTGTTTAAAATTTAACTGCATATGAAGATCTAGTTCTTCTTGAGAATCAGGTAGTAATTCAGGATTTTCATTAAATAAGTCCATACCAAAAGTTTCTTTGATATATTCCTTCAACTCCTTACTTCGCATATCCTCCATTATTTTATCCATATATTCGGTTCTTTTACTTACACCAAATGGATCTTGGGAATATGCTTTTATGTCGTATAATCTTTCAGCGATACCATTAACTACTATATCTACAAACTTAGATATAATTGGAACTGGTTTCCAATCTAGATTAAGATATGATAAATCACCATTTATAGACAATTCATCTTTATATTTTTGAACAGATTGTTCTCCACGAGCATACAATCTTAAGTTATGAAAATTATTTCTATTTTTAATATATCTATTAGAATAGTCATCTTTGTCAAACCATTCTCCTTCTATAGCTTGAGCCACCTTAAGCCCATATTCATAGCTTATTTTTTCTACATCACTTACTACTTGACTTGGAAATTGCCTCATATTAATTCTTTATTATTCTTGAAGAATCGCCTTTATTATTGTACTTAGCGATACTTATATTTAATTTTGGTTTTTCTATTTTAGCATTAGGTCTATATAAATGTCTATTACACGCCATGATCGCTAAACCAGAACTTATTGTTGCGTCGTATTTAGTTCTTTTTGTTATATCAAATTTAGACCAATCATTTAAAGTTCTATTAAAATATATATTACCATATTCACCATCTTTTATATGTCCAACGTGGTTTTGTATGTACATTTCAATAGCAGCAGCATGAGCTTGTTTAATGTCTTCACTTGAGTTAGGTATTCCACCTATTTCTTTTTCTGCTACAGAAAGTTTATTCCAAAGTTTATCAGGTCTATTCATACTGTAGCCTCTATATCCTCTTCTTCTTAAATGATACAATAATCTAGGTTTATTATTCTCACATAAAATAGGCATTCCATAAAATACTAATGCCATTAAAACATCCTCAAAAAACATTTCAGCAGTTTGTGGTCTAGCTATATATTCTAAAAACATATGATTAGGAGGACAATCTTCCATGCTAAATTTTGTTAATCCGTGTAACGCTCCATTAGATCCTCTACCGTCTACTGTTCCTGATATATCGTAACTATCACATCCAAACGCTCCCATGTGTTCGTTGGCTGGATATTTAATACCATTCTTTAATAATGTTTTATTTTGTATATGCTCTGGTGGAAACCAGCTGATATTAAATCTTCCTTTTGGATCTGGATAAAATATAACTTGTGTGTCTTTTATTCCATTCACCCATTGAAAATTACCCGTTGAAACGACAGATGAATTACCTATTCCTTCGTTATAATCTATCTGTTCATATATCTTTACTAAGTTAAATATACTATTCTTCGCCTCATCTCTAAACGCATGTTCTGTAGTTCTTGGGAATTGCCTATAAAACTCATTTAGAGCATCGTGATCAGATTTTAATCCTTCAACTTCATTGTTCCAATGTTCTATAATACCTACATCTATTAGTTCACCGTCTGGATCAAAGACATTTGCGTTAGGAGTATCAAATACTGGAAGTCCGTACTCATCAATAAATCCTTCGTAGTTCCATTCCATTGGGATAAACAAAGAGTATAAACCAGATTTTGTCTGAC